GTTGCTACATGGGCCGATTCGACCGTCCGTGATAAACGAACCGAGGGTATTAAACGTAGTCGTACGACAGCCGTGTCCCGCCAAAAGACTAGCGAGCAATCCAAAGCCCAGTGGGCCGATCCAGAATATGCGGCAAAACAAACTGCCAATAACAAAGAAATTGCTAACCGTGATGAAGTTAAGGCGGCCAAGAAAGCTGCTGCTAAAGCTCTGTGGGCAGATCCTGAATGGCGAGCAAAAATGCTGGCTGCACGTAAGAAACGAATTGACACCCACCCCACAAACTGATACAACCACCCTACTAGGATTTAACTCATACCGACTGGCCTAGCAGACTTAGTAGAGACGGTATGAGGATGCGCTACTACGCGGAGTTATCATGGCTATTTCTACCTTTGACGGTCCAGTCCGTTCCCTGGGCGGTATTTATCAACAAGGTCCGTCCACGATCGTTGAGATCACTTCCAGTACCACATTAAATCCCGTGGCCCATGCAGGCCGGATTATTTCTGTTGGCGGCACGCTTGCAGCTAACGTGGTTCTGACACTTCCAGCAATCAATACCTCGGCTAACGTATCCTCGTCTGGCCCTGGCAATGATCCCAATACGGCCAACAACGAAGGCGTTGTTTATACGATCTGGGTTCCAACCACGATTGCTACATCTTCACTGAAGATTGGTACGGATGGCACTGACAAGTTTGTCGGTACGATCCTTGGTGTTGATACTGACTCTTCCAATGCGCTTGTGGCTTATACAGCTGGTGCAAGCGATGACTTCATTAACTTTAATGGCACAACGACCGGTGGCGTTGCAGGCTCATGGGTCCAGATCGTTGCGATCGCAGCCAATAAGTACATGGTCAACGGTATTGCCCTTGGCTCAGGAACTGTCGCTACACCATTCGCAACGTCCTAATAGGAGTGTCACATGGACACAGACGTCCTAGGCAAGTCTCTTGCTGCGTCTGGTGATGTCTCGGCTACACCAACTCGTGTCCGCGGGTTGGTTGTTGAACCGGGTACATCTACTGGCAGTGTTGAGATTAAAGACGGCGGATCGAGCGGCACAAGCAAGTTCATCATTAACACAGTTGCTAATGGTGAAACCTTTGCTGTACTCATTCCTGCCAATGGCGTTTGGTGTAAGACAAGTGCTTACGCCACACTGACTAACGCCAAAGTCACGGTGTTTTATGGCTAAGACGCCGGCTTGGCAACGCAAAGAAGGTAAAAACCCGGCCGGTGGCTTAAACGCCAAGGGTCGGGCTTCTTATAACGCAGCCAATCCCGATAAGCCAGGTCTTAAGGCTCCTCAACCCGAGGGCGGTTCACGTAAGAAATCATTCTGCGCCAGAATGGAAGGGATGAAAAAGAAACTTACGTCGGCCAAAACAGCCAAAGATCCAAATAGCCGTATTAACAAAAGTCTACGCGCATGGAAGTGTTGAATGGATACGGGCGCTCTTATTTGGAATCTCATCACATCATTCTTTGTGGGTTTGGTGATGTTCATGCTTAAGCAAGCTTCAGATGAACAGAAGCGCATCCAGATCCTACTTAACAGAACTCGGGAGGAAATTGCCCGTGATCACATCACTCGCGCAGAAGTTCGTGCTGACATGGAAAAGATTATTGAACGCTTTGACTCAGGCTTTGCAAGACTTGAAGCAAAAATTGATGCCCTCGCTGAAAGGAAATGATGATGCAAAATGATCCCCGTAAAGGCCGTGGGCGCCATGGCGACACAAACTACAACCCTAACTACGATCTTGTACCCACCCAAAAAGAGAAGGGTGCGATGCAACAAGAAGTAGAGGATGCCAAGCTCCGCAAGATGGATCAGCGCCCCAACCTTGGCAAGATGTTCAAAGCCGGTGGTTACGTGAAAGCCGCCGATGGATGCGCCAAGCGTGGCAAGACTAAAGGCACGATGGTCGTGATGAAGTAATTCCGTCCATGGACGGAATTTGCTACTAAAGTAGGGGGTAGTATGAAGAAGCGCAGGCGTTTCCAAGAAGGTGGCGACATTCCTGATATAGACCGGGAGCCACTAAGGGATAGCAGCGGCGAGATTGTTAGGGATAGTAGCGGTGAGGCCATCATGTCTGGCAGCACACCAAGGAAGCCCTTGCGCCAAGTTATGTCTGAAATGGACGACCAGCAGGGCATAGATCTTAGCAACATACGTAAAGCCGAGTCTGCGCCGGTACGAACCCCTCGTATTGAATCAGTAGGTGATACAGACCTTGCCGAGCCTAGTACCGCTGGTTTTTCTCGCACACCTTTGAAAACCACGGCCCCGAAGGTTGTAGCAAAGCCAAAGTCAGAGGTTAAATCGCAGCCTAAAGCAGAGGTGAAACCCGTTCCCAAGAAGGATGTCAAAGCTGAGATTGAGAGGCTCAAGGCTTATGACAAACCTATTGAGCGTGTTACACCGGAGATGAATCTTTTTGGCGGACCTTTGCTCAAAGGTCTTAAAGCAGCTGGCGCCGGTTTAGCTGCAAAGATTGCACCGCAAGCGGCTAAGGCTCGCGTTGAACCATCCATCCCGCAGGAAGCGGCTAAAGCGCTTGCCATGGCTCCCAAGCGCGGTGGTGAGTTGGCCACTCGTGGCGGAGAGCTTGCTACAAAGTCTCCCAAAGGAGAGTTGGTTACCAAGGGAAGCGATTTGGTTAAGCGTCGAGAATCCATGGCGCAATTAGAATCTCCTCGCAGGCGATTACCTTTTGAGAAGGATATGGGTAAGGCCAGGCTTGAGACTCAAGCCAATAAGCGCAGGCAGCTCGGTGGAACTAGTCGTAGTGAAGATGTGATTGAGATGGGTATGAAGCGCGGCGGCAAAGTAGGATCAGCATCTAGCCGTGGTGATGGCATTGCAAAGCGAGGCAAGACCCGCGGAAGGTATATCTGATGGACAAGGTAAAACGCGTTATGCGTGAATTCAAGGAAGGTAAACTCAAGTCTTCCTCTGGCCGGAAAGTTACTAACCCCAAGCAAGCAATTGCGATTGGACTATCGGAGCAAAGAGCTATGAAAGGTTACAAAGCGGGCGGTGAGCCCAAGGCAATGGTTAAGAAAGAAGTTGCCTTTATGAAAGCTAAGGGCGCACCCAAGTCTATGGTCAAGCATGAAATGGCCGAGATGAAAGGTATGAAGAAAGGCGGTTCGGTTGGTCAGACCAAGATGGGCTCTGTAAAGACCGCTGCTCCTTCCAAAGATGGTGTTGCCGTGAAGGGCAAGACCAAGGTAACCATGGTTAAGATGGCCAAGGGCGGCTATTCTTGCTAAGGTGATTTGTGGCACTTCCTGTATTTGATAGTGAATGGTTTGGTCTAGGTGCGGCTGACAAAATTGCGCGGTTTACCGCTGCCGGTACAACGCTTGATGAATTAAGAAGCATTGCCGACGAAGGAACCATTCAATGGATGATTGAAGAGGGCGGGTGGAAACCTCCTCAAGAAACCGTCCAAGAAGTACAGGCGCAGCCTTCTGATCCCATAGCAGACCTAGCTTCCGAGTTAGGTTTGCCAAAGTTTCTTGTTGCCAATTTAGTAAATGCTGGTTACTCGGCAGGTGAGATTCGTAATATTTACGCCCCTCAACCTTCTCCCGAACCTCAACCAGAACCACCACCACCTCCACCGCCACCTCCGCCATCAGGACCAACGCCACAGCAGATAGCTGATTCGCAAAGGTCAAAGTTTGGGATGACTGCTGATGAGTTTAAGACTCGTCTAACGGCAGGGAGTCCAAGTGATTTGCTGATGGATCAGCGATTGCTTGAGATAACGCTAGAGAAATCATGGTCCCCGCAGTTGGCTGTGGACATGGTGAATACGGCTTTTGGTACAAGCAAAACGATTAATGATTACACCACGGCAATGTCCAAGGTGTTGCAAGATCCAATTACCAAACTTGTACAGAATGGCGCCACGGCAGATGAGGTAAGGCAGATAGCTAAAACTATTGGCGTTGATGAAACGACCGCCAATGCAGCCATTAGCACCGCAATAAAAACCAAGGAAGCAAGTGCTATCCAAGCAGACGTTACCAAGTTCCTAGATAAGGACGGTAATGTCAGCATGACTAAGATTGTTGAATACGCAGATGGCAATAAGCTTGCGTATGCAGATGTTCAAGACGCGCTGAAAGAAAAGTTTCCCAAGCTTACGACAGACATGTTGGTCTATGAAAAGGACCGGCAGCAGATTGCTTCAGTGGCAGACGCGGCAGGGGCGGTTGGATTGCCCAAGGCTTTGGCGTTGGCTATTGATAAAGGTATTGAGCTAGACAACCTGGCTAAGTTTTTTAACAAGACGCCAGATGAATTCAAGACGCTTGTATCAGATAACCTGGGTACGATCGCCACGGCTATTCGGGACTCTGGTACTAATGCACCGGTAGGGCTGGCTGACTTGCTTGGTATAGACCAGGCTGCAACTAATTCGGCCATGAAGAGCCAAGACTTTGTTGTTGGCCTAAACAAGCTGGCTGATACAAAGGGGAATATCCCATTTGATAAAGCGCTTGATTACGCATCAAAGAATAATGTCGGTCCGTATGCGCTTGCAGGTTATTTGAAGGTAGCACCAGAGCAGATATTCAAATACCAGAAAGATCAGGCTATAGCTTCTGATCTAAATAAGCTTGCAGACGATAAAGGCCAGATTGCTTTTGACAAGGCACTTCAGTACGCATCGACAAATAACATGTCGATCGAAGACTTGGCCGGCTATATTGGCGTTAAGCCTGATCAGCTTACACAGTATCAAACAGATACCAAGATTAAATCGGGCTTGGATCTTGCGGCCGGTGAAGATAAGCAACTGAGTTATGACGAGATCATCAAGTTTGCTTCAGACAACAAGATGAATCTTGCTGATGTTGTGAATTACATAGGCACCCCGGAAAGCCGCAAGGACTTATTAACCGGTATCCAAGGCTATGTAACTGCCAAAGAAGCAGATGCAAAGCTTACTGGCCAAGAGCGTTTAACCAATCAGCTTAATGAAATTACCAAGGGCGGTACTACCGCGGGCGTATGGGATAAGAACCAAGGTTGGGGCCATCACTCTAAGAAGATGGTTGATTACCTAACCCAATACGGTATTACGGATCTGAATCAGATTGGCACGCGTGTTGAGACAAGGAATTTACCGGCCACTGGTCAAGCCATACCGGGCGAGGATTTCCGCGCTACTGAAGGCGAGCAGGCTACCAATTACGTTGTTTACTTTGACAAGAAGACAGGCAAAGAGTTGCAAGCTGTACCTCAGTCAGAGAATAACGGTATGTGGCGCTTTGGATCCGAGGGTGAGGGCACGGGCACTACAGGCTACTTTCTTGGACAAACATCTGGTGGTGGCGCTGGTATAGCCAGCAATTGGGAAGAAAAGTATGGCGCGAAAGAGTATGCCCTTCCTCTTGCTGTAGCTGCGGCTTTTGCTGCACCCTACTTGTTGCCTGAGCTTATTGGTGGCGCAGTCGGTGGTGTTGAGCTTGCTGCACTTGGTGGAGAAATGACGGCTGGGACGGGACTTACGGGGATGCTGATGTCTGCTGGTATGCCTGCCGCCATAGCCGGACCTACGGCAACAGCAATTGTTCGTGGAACATACCAAGGTCTGGTCAACGAAGCCGCCGGCGGCGATTTTAACAAAGGCTTTGTGTCTGGGGTTGCCCCTGTTATAGGGACGATGGTGGCAAAGCAGGCTTATGACTTAATGCTTCCTAGCTTAAGAGATGTTGATTTTGGTGTGGATATAGCGACTACGGCAGCAAGATCTGTAGGTAGTGCGGTAAGTCAGTTAATTGTTGATGGAAAGATTGATTTAACCAAAACACTTACAACAGCTGTGACGCCCTTGGTAACCGAAGCTATTGTGGATGCAAGCGGAAAAACTATAACGCCTGCACAAGCAAAGTTTATTACTCAAACCGTTCTCTCTGGAGCGCAGAACATAACATCGATGGCCCAAAACCCGATGGCTGTCATGAATTTCATTACCAACAATTCCAAGCTAATTGATGAGATCGCTTCTGGTGTATCAAATGCTACGAACAAAATTACGCTTAGCGGACTAACGTCAGACCAGCAACAGGCGTTTGCCAAGGATAGCCAAACGGGCAGCGACATATCGCAGCTTGCATCTAATGCTGTAACAGTAACGGGTGCTGCTGATACAGCCATGGGGGCGGGAGGAATAGACGTAATACCTCCTGGATCAACAACACCATCCGTTACAGTTTCTAGCCCTTCAACACCCATAGGCGATCAATTAACAATCGACGCTCTTACTCCAGGGTTGGGGCTAGGCGCTACAAATGTAATGGCAAGTACGCCAACCGTTACAGTGACTGGTCAAAAGCCTTCTGAGGTCGTAGATTTCACGGACATCAACACAATCATCCCTGGCGCCGGTGAAATACAAAAAGCAGGCACTGTGAATGTGGCAGCAAAATCAGAAGATCCAAACGCAGCTAAGTTAACCGTTGAGTCTGCTGTTCCAAAGGCTGATACCACCACAGAAGGTGGGACTGCTCCTGTAGTAGTTACTTCTAAACCAATAGTAGATGAACCAAAGCTTGATATTGACACCTTGATACCGGACGTTAACGTCGATAAAAGCGGCATCTTTGTCGGTGGTACACCAACGGTAGAAGTTAAGTCAACAAAAGAGTTGCCTACAGATGATCCTTTGGATATTGGCGGTACAACTACTACGACCACAACAACAGGTGGAACGACTACGACACCTGTAACGCCTACCCCGCCAATAACTATTCCACCAATAACACTGGAACCTGGTGTACCGGTTAACAAGCCCGTTGGCCCCGGAACTGGTACTGATAACACGATGGACTTCCAGCAACCCACGGTTTTAGGTCCAGAACTTTCAACTTATTACGGTATGCCGTATCCTAATTACCTACGTCCCTTGGATCCTTATTTGCCGATGGGATTAGCCGCACTGATGGAGGCGATGAATGCTCAAAAGTCGGGGAATGGGGATTATAAATCCCTCCAAAATGCCGCGCCCAAAATTACGATCCCGACGTGACGATACTGATTTCATTCAGTACGCAGAAGGCGGGAAAGTATCAAAGGTCAATGAAGCTGGTAATTACACTAAGCCTGGAATGAGAAAGCGTTTGTTTAATTCAATCAAAGCTGCCGCGGTTCAGGGGACTGGTGCAGGCCAGTGGAGTGCCCGCAAAGCACAGCTACTTGCTAAGCGATATAAAGCTGCCGGAGGTTCCTATCGTGACTAAAAAAGTTAAAAGGTTTGCTGAGGGCGGAATAACCGGTCCCGATCAGTTACCTATCATGCCAAACTTAGCCAAGCCTATTAGTACTTTACCTTTTGACAAAACCGAAAGAGCTCCTTCTGGCGGTAACGCCATGGAAAGCTTGAATCAAATAATGACGGGCTCTCAAGGCGTCAGCAGAGCTCTTCAAAGTATTCAAGGAGCCATAGGTGGCAATTCACCGGTTTCGGGGTATGGAGAACCGGATTTTTTATATCACACACAAAATTTCAAAAAAGGCGGCAAAGTAAAGTCTGCGTCTAGCCGTGGTGATGGTATAGCCAAGAGAGGTAAGACCAAGGGCCGTATGGTATGAAGGCTCCGCAGCAATCCTTGAAAGCTTGGGGTGACCAGAAATGGACCACCAAGAGTGGTAAACGATCGTCTGATACAGGGGAGCGTTATCTCCCAGAGTCAGCAATCAAATCGTTATCGCCACAGGAGTATGCTGCGACCACTAGGGCAAAACGTGCAGGCAAGGCTAAGGGTAAGCAGTTTGTAGCGCAGCCAAAGACTATTGCCAAAAAGGTTGCGCCGTTTAGGAAGGTGGGCAAATGACAACCACGGGAACGACAACATTTAATCCAAACCTGAACGAATACGTTGAGGAAGCTTATGAGCGTTGTGGACGAGAGCTGAGGTCTGGTTATGACTTGCGTACAGCTCGGAGATCGCTCAACCTTTTGCTCTCAGAGTGGGCGAATCAGGGAATAAACCTGTGGACCATGGAGCAGGGGGCAATCCAGCTTTATGCCAATCAAATTACCTATCCTATTCCAATTAACACAGTAGATCTTGTTGAAACGGTTATCCGTACAGGGGAAAGTCAAAACCAGACGGACATCAATATCAGCCGGATCTCGGTAAGTACTTACTCAACCATTCCTAATAAGCTTGCCACGGGGCGGCCTATTCAGATCTACATTGACAGGCAAGGCGGTCAAACATATGTCTTTACTGGGACGCTTGCGGCTAACATCACAGCCTCTGCTACAACAATACCGATGTCTAGCCTCGCGGGGGTACCATATGCAGGATATGCAAACATTGGTTCGGAGACGGTTTATTACTACGGTACTTCAACCCAAGCCGAGAATGTGGCAACAGGTGCTTCGGCTTATGCAACGTTAGACAATGTTGTCCGTGGGCAGAACAACACAACGGCTGCAAGTCATTCATCCGGCGCAGAGGTAAGTAATACCAAGTTCCCTAACGTCACGGTATGGCCGGCCCCAGATCAGGGTTCTATCAGTAGCCCTTATTACACGTTGGTTTACTGGCGCATGAGAAGGTTGCAAGACGCCGGTAATGGTGTGAACGTGGAAGACATCCCATTCAGATTCCAAGAGGCTCTGATTGCTGGATTGGCATATAAACTTTCATTGAAGGTAGATGGGGCTTTGGAGAGGATGCCAATCCTTAAAGCACAGTATGACCAGGCTTGGGAGTTGGCATCCACGGAGGATCGTGAAAAGGCGCCGATTAGGTTTGTGCCAAGGCAGTCATTCTTAGGAACGGGTGGGTTCTAAATGCCCAATCAGTTTGCTAGTGGTAAGTGGGCTATATCGCAGTGTGATCGCTGCGGGTTCCGCTATAAGCTTAAACAGCTAAAGCCGCTGACAATCAAGACAAAAAATGTCAATATACTGGTATGTCCGACTTGCTGGGAGCCTGACCAGCCGCAATTGCAGCTAGGCATGTTTCCCGTGAATGACCCGCAGGCCGTACGGAATCCTCGTCCCGATTCCAATTCGTATTACCAGTCAGGTTACAACGGGATGCAGACGAACAACACGGTAGGAACAAGCCCGCTTTACACGGGGGTTCCATCTGAAGGAAGCCGAGTTATTGAATGGGGCTTCAACCCTGTTGGCGGTGCAAGATCATACGATTCCGGCATGACCCCTAATCACCTTGTGGGTCAAGCATTGTTGAACAGTGTCACAGCATCATAGGAGCTGACATGAAGGACGACATCAAGCAGGACAAAAAGACGGCAGCGGCTGCTGTGCATAAGCATGAGAAGGCCATGCACCTAGGCAAGCCACTAACCAAATTGCGTAAGGGTGGCCCTACATCAGAGATGATGAAAAAGATGGGTCGCAATCTTGCAAGGGTTGCCAACCAAAGGAGCAAGTAATGGCCAAATACTCCATGAAGCAAGGCGGCAAGGAAGTCGGTCCGGCGTCTGTTTACGCAGAGCCGCATACGATGACTGGCGCCAAGGTCGTTGCATCGCCTAATCCAGGCAAGCAAATGCCATACAACATGGATAAGGATTGGCAGCCCACACATGGGGTGGCCATCAATCCTAATAGCCAAGTCAAGACGACTGGTATTAAAATGCGTGGCGCAGGGGCAGCAACCAAGGGTGTTATGTGCCGGGGGCCGATGGCGTGAACTGGGGTGAGCTGAAGACAGCTATTCAGGACTATCTTGAGACGACGTTTGAGACGGCGACGCTTCAGACATTTGCTCAGCAAACTGAACAGCGCATCTTCAATACCATTCAATTCCCATCGCTTCGCAAGAACGTAACCGGGAGTTTGACTAGCGGCAATAAGTATCTTCAGTGCCCGTCAGACTTCTTGGCCGTCTATTCCATGGCGGTGATTGATACGGATGGATCGTATAGGTATCTCCTGAATAAGGATGTGAACTTCATACGTGAGTCATTTCCATCGCCCACGGATACAGGCTTCCCATACTGTTACGCACTATTTGGTCCAGATTACCCGACATTTCCGAAAGAACTGACGTTCATTATTGGGCCAACGCCTAATTCGGGTTACTCGGTAGAGCTTCATTACTTCTACTACCCGTCTTCCATTGGCGCAGGTAATGTGGATGCAACGACAACATGGCTGAGCGATAACTTTGACTCGGTGCTTTTATACGGATGCTTGGTTGAAGCAAGTACATTCTTGAAGCTTGAGCCCGACTTGATGGCCAATATCAATGGCAAGTACAAAGAAGCATTAATTCTTGCCAAACGACTTGGTGATGGACTGGAGCGCCAGGATGCGTACAGGACTGGCCAAGTGCGGGATAAGGTGGTGTAATGGCGATCATTCAAACCCTGACGACAAGCTTCAAGGTTGAAGTGGCGCAGGGTCTTCATAACTTCACCACGGGAACGGGCGATGTCTTTAAGCTGGCCCTATACACCGCCAACGCGGATCTCGGTGCCTCAACGACTGCTTACACGACGGCAGGTGAAGTCAGTGGAACCAATTATTCCGCTGGAGGAATTATCCTCACAAACATCACGCCAAGCTTTCAAGGAACTACTTCTTATTGGTCTTTCCAAAATGCGACATTCACAAACGTCACGTTAACGACCAATGGGGCGCTTATTTACAACTCAACTAATGGAAATCGTTCCGTTGCAGTATTAAACTTCGGGGTTAATATCACTAAAACCGCACAGGACTTGGTGATTACATTCCCGGTTAATGATGCTACCAACGCCGTTTTAAGGATTGCATGATGGAAAAAGCAAAAGCGGGTGATCAAGTTTCTAGCGGGTTAGCCGCTAAAACATCGTGGGGTGAATCGGCTGTGGCCTGCGGTAGGTACTATGCAGAGTGCCATGACAAGGATGGCAACCTCAAGTGGACTGCTGAGGGTGATAACTTAGTGGTTAACGTCGGTCTTCAGTACATGGCTGGCACAGCACTGGCAAACTCGGCAGCACAGATCACAACGTGGTATGTGGGCTTATACGGTGCTGCTGCAAGTAACACACCGGCTGCTTCAGATACGATGTCTTCCCATGCTGGCTGGACAGAGATTGATTGCTACAGTGATGCAACCAGACCAGCGGCAACTTTTGCCGCATCAACAAACGCCAATCCCTCGGTAGTAACGAACACCTCTAATAAGGCTGTGTTTAATATTGACGCAACCGCAACGGTGGGTGGTGCCTTCCTAACAAGTAACAATACGATCTTAGGAACGACGGGTACGTTATTCAGTGCCGCAGACTTCCAATCACCCGGAGATCGGTCTGTGGTATCCGGGGATGTAATTTCTGTAACGTACCAATTTTCATTAACGGCAACATGAGTGAAGGCGGCTGGGGATCAGGTGCATGGAACTTTGGGCCTTGGGGCAGGTCAGCTTATGATCGTTCTGTTCTTGAACTGGCTTCAGGAAACGACACAGTTGCTGTGCCGGGGGTTGAGTATCCAGCATCTATTCTTGAAGCCGCATCGGGCAATGACCTCATGGCAGGCAACCCGTACTTCGCCGCCAATATTCTTGAAACAGCCAGTGGTGCAGATACAATTGCAGGGGCTGCTAATTTTGGTGGAACGATTATTGAAACATCTGCTGGTGCAGACAGTATTTCAGGTTCAGCAAGTTTTATTAGTTCTGTGCTTGAGAATGCGGCTGGTAATGACCTTGTTTCAATCAACGTGGAAATGCAGCTATCTGTACTTGAAAACGCATCTGGTGCTGATAGCATCTCTGCTGTATTGTTCTGGGAGCAGATCAATACTTCTCAAACCGCTAATTGGACTGAGATAACGACATGACAGTCAATTACACATCCCTTTTGGCCCTCGGTCAGCCTGTCACGGGTACCGAGTCTGGAACTTGGGGCGACGATGTCAACAACGCCGTTACCTCATACCTTGATATTGCAATTGCGGGTACACAGACATTAAGCACTGACGGTGATGTCACGCTGACCCTGACGCAAGGTACAAGTTCAGCAACAAATATTGGGACGACATCAGCCCAGTACATGATCTTGAACTGTACGGGGTCAAGAACAGCACTCAGGTATATCAACGTACCCAATAGCAGTAAAGCCTACATTGTGATGAACAACACCTCTGGTGGGTTCAATGTCACGATCCGGGGAAGCACTGGGCCTACGACAGGTATTTCGGTTGCTCCGGGTAAACAGACTTGGGTGGCCTGGGATACGGATGCCGGTGATTTCAAAGAGATTGCTTCGGGTGATGTAGACGGACCAGCGTCTTCTACTGATAATGCAGTTGCTCGGTTTGATGGCACGACCGGCAAGATCATTCAAAACTCAGCCGTTACGATTGCTGATAGCACAGGTGATATTACTGGCGGGGCTTACAACAAAGTCACGATCACTGCTCCAGCATCTAGTGCAACACTGACGATTGCTGATGGCAAGACACTAACGGCTAGTAATAGCCTGACACTGGCAGGTACTGATAGCACCACGATGACCTTTCCGGGAACCAGTGCAACGATTGCACGGACGGATGCGGCTCAGACATTTACGGGCATACAGACCT